AAGAGTCGTAGAAGAACCACCTAAGTCATCAGTAGATAAAACGACTTCAAGGATAACAGCGCCTATTGGAAGCTCTGGACCCATCTCTATGATAGAACCAGAAGCAAGAGCGCCTGCTTCGTAAGTTTCACAGAAGCATTTTACTCTTCCATCGGTAACACCTTTAGCGAGCCTATTGTCTATCCCGCCAGAACGAATCTTAGTTTTGTTAACTCCATAATATGTAGACATATTAGTTTTACCATCCTTTCTTTAGTATTTTGTTATTCTGCACAAAGAATCTTAACGATTCTCTCTTCTTCTAAGCGTGTTGCGCCTATGCTCATAGACATAAATACCTGCCAAGCATAGTTTTTGTCAGGTCTTTCGTCTATCCTACCACTTGCTTCTTTTTGGATAGCAAGCTGAGTTGCTGCCTTGTGGTAGGCATAAACTAAACGGTTATCTGAATCGTCTGTGTCAAGCCTCTCAGAACGAATGAACTTGAAACCTATCCAAGTGTCTATCTGTCCTTCTACGAGAGCTTTTACAGAGTTGTAATCAGAAGATGCAACTTCAGTAGTGTTTAACAAATCTTCAATCTGCTCTGCTGAGCAAACCAAAAATCTGTCTTCTTCGTCTACTTCTTGCTGGTCTAACATCTTCTTGGCTTGTAGAATTTTAGCCTTTGTAAGACCAGCACCGCCTGCGGCAATTGTGTTGTCATCTGTTAAACCGTTACCAAATGCTACAGAAGTTGCACCTTCAACACCTGAATAAGCAGTTCCGCCCATAGCGGTTATAATCACATCATCCATCTTACGACCTGCTGCCATTGTAGCTGCTAGCATATACTTTGACTTAGGGTCAATAAGCATAGCTAACTGGTCTTCTTTGTCAAACAGGGTGTTGTGTAAGAAGTCTTTCTTTCCTATCCTTCTCCTGTTGTGGTCTGGGTCTATGATAGGTGTGTCTTGGTGTCTGGATGTTTTCTCAACCATCTCAGTTGCGCCAAGCTGGTCGTAGAACTTGTACTCTCCTGTGAAGTCTGTGTCAACCAAAACCGAACCACGAAGCTTAGTCATTTTTTGCTGAACTAGCATCGCAATGGTGTCGTTATATTGGCGGACAAAAGCTGTAGTTACAGCGCCCATTGTGTTACTCCTTTCAGTTAATGTTAATTACTAAACAACCTTTTACTACTGCAGATTGTCCACAACAATGGGTCTGCCAAAACATTTGCGAGGTCTCTATTTAGAGATTGTCTCATTGCCTGAGTTCTTAGTGCGGCTAGATGTCGCTTTATCTAACGACTCACTAGGTATCGCAGTAACGAACTCGTATATTTTCTCAGCTAATGGAAGTGCGCTAAGCCTTTCAATGCCGTGTCTTGCACAACCATTAACAGCGATTTCTGCACATTTTAATCTTATCTCTTGAGAAGTCATTATGCACCTTCACTTTCTGGATACGCCAGTTTATATAAGGAGTCTCTCTTTGCAATGGCTTCCTTGTGTTCAGGGTGCATATCATCCATTAACGGATGCTTCGGATTCTGTGTTGCTTCTGTGTTCATTCTCTTGATTTCTGCTTTTGCTTGTTCTGGTGTCATCATACCTGATGGTCTTCCACCTTTAGCGATTGAGTCTTCGCCTAGTTTAGAACCTATATCTGCTAGCATTTTAACTAGAGCTGGGTTATTGCCTAAGTTATTCTTATTCAACTCAGCCTTTACTGCATCGCCACCGAAAGTATCAACTACCTTTTTAGCGGTGTTTACTTTCTCTTCAAATGCTGCTCCGTATTCTTTTCTTAAATCTGTCTCTGCTTTTAAAAGAGCATCCTTTTGAGCTTGCTCTTGAGTATTTATTTGTGCAGTCAAGCTGTCTAAGTGATACATCCTTAAAGCTGCCGCTTGCTCTGAAGTTAAACCTAACTTGAATGCTACATCCCTATAAGAGTTCTCAAGTTCAGGTGTTATTTGAATCGCAGGATGAATATTCTCAGGTGTGTCCCAAGTATACTTATCTGGTGCTTCAGGTCTGCCTAGATCTTGATAATAAGCGTCTACTTCTTCTTTCGGAGCGCCTTCTCTAGGTTTGATAATCCCCTTTTCACCGATTTTCTTTTCCAGGTTAAGATAACCTTTTCCCATCTCTTCTGCAGACTTGAACTTCTTAATGCTAGGATGATTGCGTACTTCAGGAGAAAAGCCATCATAGAAGCCAGAATCATCGCTCCCAGAATCACTCCCGTTGTCCCCATCACCTTTGCCGTCTCCAGCATTATCATCGTTATTGTCTGCATCTCCTGCTCCTCCGTCTTCTGTAAAGCTCATACCCATTCTGGGCATAAGTTGTCCGAGTAACGGGCTTATGTTGTCCAGTATTCCAAACATTTAAACCTCCTTGTTTTGCGGAACGGATTGTTCCAGCATTGATTCTATATGAAGTAGAGTTTGCCTGCGTCCTTCATTTACCATAGTTTGTTCTGCAGAACCCTCTACTGTAGTTGTATATTTAAAACACCTGTAAGCCAAGTCATCTAATACCAGTTTGCCTGTGTCGGTATTGAAGACATTCATATAAGCTTTCTTAAGTTGTTCAGGTGTTATCTCTTTCATCGTTTCCCCTTTATTAAATTATATAAATAAAACCCACAATAAATTAAAATCATTACTGCTAAAACTATTGCGAATTTGTCCTCGTTAATTTCATACCAAATATCTAACTTGTCAAGCCAGTTGGCTATCATTATTGTCCTGAGTTAACAATATTAGCGTCAACATCCGATGCTTTCTTTACGATATCCATTCCTTGATTGCCTTGTTCAAGCGCTTGTTGAATCTGTAATTGCTGTTGTCTGTCCTTGCGAATCTTCGCTACATTGTCTTCTGAGCGAATCATTTCAGGGTTGACTCCACGGATATCGCCTATGATTCGTGCTGTCTTGTCAATGTTTATATTGTCTAACACATCAGGAACTGCTGAGGCTATGCTTCCGATGTCACCGATATAGTATTGGATGTTGTTGATTTCGCTTGACCTTTGCGCTTTAGCGAGTTCTGAGATATAAGTGACTTCATAATTTGCCCCTCTTAAAGCTTCAGGTGGCGGTGGAATCATACCTTCTCTTACTAAGATATTGAAAGTCCTTATGATTAACGGCTCTAGTAACTCTTGAGTGAATCTTCCGACTACTGGACCTAATAAGACCATATTCTCAGCGATTCGTCTCTGGACTTCAGGAACAGTCATCTGTTTATTTAACTGCGAGAAAGCTTGGAAGAGTGGCACAAAAAAACCTTTTTCTATATCCATTGCGACCCTATCTGAGAAGTCTAATCCTATAGCGACATTGCCTTTAGTCATTATAGGTTCAATCCCAGAGCCATCTACTTTGGGGTCACGATAGTTAATCGCTGCAGGATTTAAGTTTAACGGCATCATATACCCTTTAGCAGGCATTGAGACAGGAGGGTCTACTATCTTTTGTGCTGCTCGTATGATAGTCTTCTTCATTGCGTTTATTAGTTTAACATCAGGTAACACATCCATTGCTGGAGAGTAGCCGAACACATCCGAAGGGTTCTTCCAGAATCTACCGACTGCGTAAGGGAACTCATTAAATCCACCTTCAGCTATCAACTCTTTCTTTGAGACTTCTATCCATTGACTTTCAAAGGGCATATTTACAGAGTCTTTTTTACCTGCTTGGCGAACATGCCTGGGTCCGACATAGTGAATGAAATCTACGAGCTGACCTTTACTCTCTTCTTTAGCCATTGCTTTAGTTACTACTTTACCTGCGTCTTTACCCCATAAGTCAAATGCTTGTTGAGCTGTGTACTTGAACTTGCGATACATTCTATTGACCCGCCCTTGTGAATCCTCTTCCATTTGCACCTGTTCAATCGGAACTAGAGTGAATCGTATCTTGTCTCTTATGTCTTCTTCTGCGAGTATTACTCCAGAGCCGAAACAACCTGCATCTACATAAAACTCTTGTAGAGTAGTATCAAAGTTCGTAGCGTTGAGTGCAGCAAAAATTTCATCCTCTACTTGCTTGAACCATACCTTTACATCCTGCGAGACCATTTGACCTAAGTCTTGAGTTCTTAAAGCGAACCACTTTGATGAAGGATTGGTCAAGTTAGAATGAAATCCCGCTGCCATAATCTTTAACGCCCTTATTGCAGTAGAGTCATAGATGTTAATCAAAGAGAGCGCTTCACCTTTAGACTTTTCTCTTGTGATGTAAGCTTTCCTAGGAAGACAATAATCTGCTAGGTCTTGGAAATAGCTTTTCCAATTAGCATTCTCGCCTTCAAGTTGGTCATACTTTTTACATATATCAATAGGTCGCATCTTAAACTCCTTTAAGGTAATGGCTCTCTAATCGTTTAAATCCATTCATCTCGTAGAATCTTCCTAGGTTCTTATAGCGACTTATGTCTAAGTTGCTTATGATTAGCTTAGTCACTTGAGTCGGTCTTAGTAAGTCTTCAATCCGTTTAATGAACCTTGTTGCAAACTTCCTATACTCTGGCTTGATGTAGAACAAACAACTTTGGAATATGATGTCTTTTGAGAAGAAACTTGTTATATACATTCCAGCCATAGTGCCAACAATTCCTTTGTCATCCATTACAAATACGCTTTTCAAGTTGACTAAATACTCTATGAATCTCTCTGCGACATCCCTGTCAAACTCTATTCCTAATTCCTTTAACTCATCTATTCTAAAAAGTTCTTCATTGTTTATTGAGTCAAACATTTGAAGTCCTTTGCTTAAGTCTTTTCTGTCTGCTAAGCGAACTATCATTACTGCCCCAGTAAAGTCTTTGCGCCAACATTCTCTTCACCGACATTCTCTCCTAGTGAATCTGTAAGGACTGTCTTTACTTTCTTTTTCTTGCGAAGTTTCTCTTGGTCAGTCTCAGGTTTCTCTGCAACTGGTTTAGGTGCAGGCTTTGGTGCTGTGTAACTTGGTGTGCTTCCGCCGAATCCCATAATGTTTTAAACTCCTTATGAACCTAACAAGGTTTTAGCTTTCGTGTCCTCTGCTTCTAGTATAGCGCCTTTAGTAAGAACTGTTTCACCATATAACTTCTTACGCATCTGAGCATTCTTAATCTCTTCCTTTGAAAGACCTTCTGCTTTCTCAGGACTTGGTGCTGGTGGTGCAGGTGGTGGTGTTGGTGAATCTTTACCTGAAAATAAGAAACCCATTTGATTTAAGCTCCTAAGGTTGTTTTCTCTTGCTCAGGTTCAGCAAGCAAGTTAGTTCG